ACACTTGACCTTGTTATGAATGACGGCGAAGATAAGGTGTGGGATGTTAAGTCTACTAGCCCTTGGTCATACGACAACAAGTTCTCAGGACGTGGCGGCTATGACGTTATCAAAGAGGACGACCCCTTTGGGTACATTATGCAGGGCTACCTGTACAGTGAATCACAAGGTATGCCGTTTGGTGGATGGATTGCCATTAACAAGTCATCTGGTGAGTGGGACTTTGTTGAAGCACCTGCAGACCAAACAGAAGACCGTGACGCATACATTGCTGACGCTCACAGCCGCGTGGAGAGCCTAACCAACGATGAGAAGTTCAAGATACCCTTCGAACCCGTTGATGAAGCCTACACGGTCAAAGGAGAAAGAATTTACACAGGCAATAAGCTGATGCCTAAGACGTGTACCTTCTGTTCCTTTAAAGAGAAATGCTGGAAGAAAGCAGAGTATCACGACAAGGTTACATCTAAGGCAAAGTTCCCGCCCAAAGCGTGGTACACAAAAATAGAGAAGCGTGAACTGTAATGCCTGTATTGTACGTAGAAACATACCCACTAAAACTAATGCAACTTAATCCGCACTTGTACTGTGTGTATGTTGAGACGCACGAGAAGAGAGGCGGAGACCCTGCTACGGTACAGACCCGTGGATTACAGACATCTCTGCCTCTCACCCTTCGTAACAACTATGACTCTAGTGGCTATCTTGTAAGTGATACAGAGACTAGGGACATACATGTTATCGAAAATGAATCACAAAAAATTATGCAAGTATTAAGGATGGGTGCAACTGTATGTCTGCCGACGCTAGCAATAAACGACGAACTAAACTACCTAGAAAAGCATACACCAAAAGTAGAACAGTATCTCTTAAAAAGGCTACAAATAGTAAAGGCAGGGTTTCCCCTGCAAGACTTATGAGAGGTACCAAGTACCGTTCTATGTTCGAGATAAACATAGCCAAGTCCCTCGCAGAGAAGGGTGTTTCATTTGAGTACGAAACACAGAAGCTGACATACATACCCAAGCCGCGAACGTATACTCCAGACTTTTACTTAATAGAAACAAACATTTACGTGGAAGCCAAGGGTCACCTAGATAGGGCTGACAGGGCTAAGATGTCGCTTATCAAGAAGCAGTATCCTGAGCTAGACATACGCTTTGTATTTATGAACGCAAACAATAAAATTTACAAGGGCAGTAAAACTACCTATGCTATGTGGGCTAACAAGCACGGATTTGAATGGGCAGAAAAAAACATACCAGAGGAGTGGTTGAAGAATGAAGGATGATGACATCGAAGTACAAATGGAGAAAGCAAGTCTCCTGAAAGAAAAGTATTACCTCATACTTAGCAACTCTGATAACGACAGCTTCGGTATGACAGCGTATGATACGACGAGCGGAGACACTGTAAATACAGAAGAGATACCCGCTGGTATGGTCATACTAAATGGCATGATTGAACTGCTTGAGAATGACTTTGAAAATGTGTGGGATGCTGGTATGGCACGTCTCAGCTTTATATCTATAGCCCAGTCTTTTTCTGCAGAGTTTGATGATGAAGAATCCAAGAGCATTACCGATAAGGTTCTTGCCCGTGAAGATAACATAGTAAAAGTAGATTTTGGAGATACGCAATGAAGGACCAGTGGAGCATTAACTATTATCAAAAAGAAGCGGTTAAGACTGCTATCTATCCCGATAGACACAAGATGGTATACCCAGCGTTGGGACTTGCTGGTGAAGCTGGGGAAATTGCAAATAAGGTAAAAAAATTTATTCGTGATGGTTACGATGTGGAGCAGTTCGAACAAAAGAAGATGGAGCTTGCCGCTGAGATTGGTGATGTGCTATGGTATTGTGCGGCACTGTCTCGTGACTTAGGTTTTGATTTGCAGCATGTCGCTCAGTATAACATCAACAAGCTACATGACCGCGCCAGACGCGGTAAGATTAGCGGTGACGGGGACGAGAGATGATGGACCAGATACGACACGAAGAATACATGAAGCAACAGTTTGATTTACTAGAAAAGCGCAACGGAGCCGCCCATGCCGATATGGTCAACAAACCACCCCACTACAATCAGGCAGGTATCGAGTGCATTGAAGCAATCAAGGCGGCGACAGGTACAGGCTACGAGTCCTATCTCCAAGGAAACATTATCAAGTACATATGGAGATACGAATACAAAAACGGAGTTGAAGACCTTAAAAAAGCCCACTGGTACCTTGAAAGATTAATCAAGGAAATGTCGTAATGAACTGCTGGCATTGCAAAACAGAACTAATATGGGGTGGCGACCACGACATAGACCACGAAGACGAATCGTATTCTATGATAACTAATCTGTCCTGTCCAAACTGCGGCAGTGATGTAAACGTTTACCTTCCAAAAGAATGGGAAGGCAATGATTAAATATACCTGCAAACATTGTAAGAATACTCAGTATATATCAGAGTTGCTTATGAAACTATTTAGTGGCATGTCTTGCTATGTATGCACCAACCCGATAACAAGAAAAGATGTAGAGGAACAAGATGAGTAACCTATTACCTACTGCCTATCAGCAGTTCATTCACAAGTCCAGATATGCCCGTTGGATAGAAGAAGACCAGCGCAGAGAGAACTGGGACGAGACCGTATCACGGTACGTCAACTTCATGAAAAACCACATTTCTAATAAACTGAGCTACAAACTACGTGATTCTGACGTAGCTGAGATAGAACAGAGCATACTAAACCAAGATGTCATGCCCTCTATGAGAGCTATGATGACCGCAGGAGAGGCCCTTGAGCGAGATAACGTGGCTGGATTTAATTGTAGTTACATCCCTGTTGATAGCCCCCGTAGTTTTGATGAGTGTATGTTTATACTTATGTGCGGAACAGGAGTCGGATTCTCAGTAGAGCGTGAGAACGTAGACAAGATGCCTACTGTGTCTGACAACTTTCACAAGACGGATACCGTCATCAAGGTGGGTGACAGCAAGCCGGGATGGGCCAAGGCTTACCGCGAACTTGTTGCGCTACTGTACGCAGGACAGATTCCACAGATTGATATGTCTGCTGTACGTGCGGCAGGAGAACGCTTGAAGGTTATGGGTGGTAGAGCATCTGGGCCACAGCCGTTGGCTGAACTATTCTCGTTCACTGTGGAGACATTCAAGAAAGCGGCGGGACGTAAGCTGTTTCCAATCGAGTGTCACGACCTTATGTGTAAAGTAGGTGAGATTGTAGTTGTTGGTGGTGTACGTCGCAGTGCTTTAATCTCTTTGTCTAACTTAAATGATGACCAGATGGCACATGCTAAGTCAGGCCAATGGTGGGAGAACGAAGGGCAACGTGCGCTGGCTAACAACTCTGTAGCCTACAAAGGTAAGCCTGAGATGGGTACCTTCATGCGTGAATGGCTTGCCCTGTACGACAGCAAGTCCGGTGAGCGTGGTGTCTTCAACCGTGATGCGGCAGACAAGCAGGTTGCTCGGAACGGTAGACGTGAGACAGGACACATGTGGGGTACCAACCCATGTTCTGAGATTATTCTTCGTCCGTACCAGTTTTGCAACTTGTCAGAGGTCATGGTTCGTGAATCAGACGACCTTGAGAGTTTGAAGCGTAAGGTACGTGTTGCAACAATCATCGGAACTTTGCAGTCTACCCTAACGAACTTCAAATACTTGAGGAAGATATGGAAAGACAACACAGAAGAAGAACGCTTGTTGGGCGTGTCCTTGACTGGTATCATGGACCATCACGTACTCTCAAAGAACGTAGACAGCAAGCGTTGGCTAGAAGAGATGCGGCAGGTAGCCGTGGACACAAACGCAGAGTTTGCGAACATGCTTGGAATCCAACAGTCAGTTGCAATCACTTGTGTAAAGCCGTCGGGTACTGTGTCACAGCTAACCGACACCGCTAGTGGCATTCATGCTCGTCACAATGACCACTACATCCGCACAGTACGTGGAGACAACAAAGACCCGTTGACGCAATTCCTTATCGAACAAGGAATACACAACGAGCCTGACGTGATGAAGCCGGACAGCACAACTGTCTTCAGCTTCGCTATGAAGTCCCCACAAGGTGCTGTCACTCGTACGCAGATGACTGCTATCGAACAGCTAGAATTGTGGAAGACGTATGCTATACATTGGTGTGAACACAAGCCATCTGTAACTATCTCTGTTAAAGAGGACGAGTGGATGGAAGTGGGTGCGTGGGTGTACGAGAACTTTGACGTTGCCTCTGGTGTGTCGTTCCTTCCGCATAGCGACCACACGTATCAGCAAGCTCCTTATCAGGACATCAATGCTGATGAATACAACGAATGGAAACTTCAGTATGGTGAAGTGAGCATCGACTGGGAAAAGCTAACCGAGTTCGAAAAAGAAGACAACACCACAGGTTCCCGCGAACTGGCTTGTACGGCTGGCGTGTGTGAAGTTGTAGACTTGACAGCAGCATGACGAGTGGTGTAGACTGGCCTAACTGGTGGCAGTGGTGGCTCTTAGGGGCTATCACTGTCAACACCATAATCAACGTGACCGTATTCTTTGTAGGTCGTAAATTCAAAAGAGGTAAGTAATGAGCTTAGAACCCAGTGTATTCAACCGCAAGAAGTTTGACCTCGACCTACAATACGGCAAGGTGCGTGAGAAGCGTGTCGCTGACATGCTACAAGACAAGAAGATTGAGGTTAAGTCTGAGCGTGGCATGTGGATGAAGACAGGCAACATCGCCATCGAATACGAATGCAGGGGTAAGAAGTCAGGCATTGCTGCCACGGAAGCAGACTACTGGTTCCACAACCTGTGTATAGGCGACGACACCTTTGCAACCCTCGTGTTTGACGTACCATCTCTCAAGCGCATCATCAACAACCTAGACGAAAAACGCACCGTATCCGGCGGGGACAACGGTGCGGCTCGTATGTATTTAGTCAACCTTCAGAAGCTATTTTCAACTGACGTTATAAAGGCTTACAAAGATGGCGAAGAAGGCTAAAGCAGAACTGTTTACCCTGACGTGTGTTATGAACACAGAGGGTCACGTAGAACTAGACTACCAAGCTGTGGACCCTGACGAGTTCGTCAAGACTATGGAGCAAGGTTTTCCTGAGTATGAGGGGACGTTCAAGGTTGCCAGCTTGGTTCGCTATCTACGAGAGATGGGCGACGACGTGCTGAACAATTCGAACAGGTACGTCTAGTATTTCTTCATCTTTCCACCGTAGGACATGTAGCCCATGTCGTTGCGAACAGACTTCGGCAACTTCTTTAGGCCCGGATTGTTAGGCTCCTTTAGCTTGCCGCCACCTGCCATCTTCGGCATACCCATAGCAGGTTCCATACCTTTTTGTTGGCGCGGCTCCATTGGATTCATGGATGCCGTAGATGACATCATCCCACCCATCTGCATTGGTTTGCGAACCATAGACCCGTAGGCGTATGCTTTGCGGGTATTTTTATTGTTCATTTTCATCAGACTCTACTCCAAGGGTTGTATCTAGCCAGTCTACTGTTGCAAGTTCTTGGCCTTTTCTAACAGCGTCGCTGGCTGCGAAGCTAATCAGCAGTGTTTCAAAAGTTTTCATTTCTCCCGGACGAACTAGCTCTGGGAAGTACATCATCTTCTCCATAATCTTTGCAGCTTCTTTACTCTGCAATGCAAGAAGAAACGCATCAGCATTATTCTTTTTCATGATACGTACAGCAAGTTCAGACGCAACATACGTCGGACTAACCATGCCACGAGATATATTGTAAGCACGACTAAGAACCTCGTTTGCGTTCATGCCTTTAGCAGAAGCGTCAGCCGCTATGTTCATAGCCTGTTTTCCTGCTATGTAAAGAGATATGTTTTCTAGATGCTTGACCTGCTCACTGTCTATACCTATTTTAGCAAGGTTTTTTATCGTAGTTTCGTCTTGAAGTTCTGCTGCAAGACCTAGAGTGTTAGTCATCTCTTCAACAAGTTTAGTATCCGCACCTTCTGATATCAATTCGTTGTACTCACTTGTGCGCCGTATCCGGGTGGCTCTTATACCACCTATTTCTTTAAGCGCACCATAAGCCATCTTGTAGGCTGCTTCATCGAACAGAGCCTCTAGGTCAACGTCTTTTAAAGTAGGGTCTTTTCTCAAGCGGGTTACAAAGATTTCTTTTACAGTCTCTATGCTTCCCGTTCCGTTTATGTACTGACTATAAAAGTCTGCGTTAGAGGTTATGCCCGTCAAAGACTTTATCTGTTCGAGAGCAGATATTTCCAACTTCTGAGCAATGATAGCCTCGCCTTTAACCCTTTTCATGGTCGTGACAATTTCTTTTCGTGCTTCTAAACCTTTTTGATGATACCTACCACCTTTGGCTACGACTTTCTCTATGCGCTGTTCTTCTGCGATAAGTTCAGTCAGGCTGACCAACGGCCTTGTAATGTCTTTTCCGTCTTGACGGACGTTGACTTGCATAGCCTTCTCAGTTATGTCGTCGTAGTTGTCCATCACACTTGTACTAAAAGCTACAGGTGTTCTTCCTATACCTGCTGACGCACCCGGTTTGACTGACCTTTTAAGTATGTCTTCAGCCCAAGAAGAATATAGCACCTCACTGGTCAACATTTGCAAAGTTTCAAATGCTTCCAGACCTTTCTCCGTATCTAAATCAAAGTACAGTTCACCGTTGTCTCCTACGTGAGAACCGAATAGTTGAGTTAAGGATGCTATCTCTATTCTTAGTGGGTGTGTGTTTTTTGATATGTTTCCAGACACAAGCATGTCACGTATTATAGTTCCAGACTTAGACAAAACTCCGTAAGGGTCGTTGTTGTTACGAAATAGACCAACAAACGGCCCGGAGTCTAGGTCAACCTTTTCACCTACTTGTGCGCTTTTTATTTTTTGCAAGGGGTTTCCGGGTCTTAGGGGGTCTTTTGTAGACGAGTATCTTTCCCTAGCGTATTCTAACATCTCGAAGCCTTCAGGGTCAGCTTCACGCATTATATCATCTAAATCACTTTTAAATTCTTGAGCTTGCTTAGACACCGCAGGGTTTGTAACCTTGTATCCGTAATCCTTGAAGGCTCTGCGAAGCTCCTCTGCTTCTTCTATAGTCGCGTTACCGAACACGTTCACGTTACCAAACTTGTGTAGAAAAGTTCCGAACTTAGCTTTGTTCCCTTGTAGTAAATCATTTAAGAACTTCTCGTCTACTCCTTGCTCAACAAGTTGTACGACCATTTCAGCCAGCGCGTCTTCTCCGATATCGTCCAAAGCTCTTTCAACCATAGAGTCAAACATCTTCATGGATTGCTTGCCCATGTGTCCAGAGAAGAAAGTGGCTTCGGGACCAAAGAACTTCAGGATATCTTTCTCTTCGGATATTCTCAGCATCTCGTCAACAAACTTTGAGATATCTACCTTTGGGATGTCATCCCGGTCTCCCATGAACTTTCTAAAGTCGTTATATGCCAAGTCACCTTCTGCGCTTAATACAGAATACCGCGCATTTATGATGGCTTCAGCAGCAGTCGCTATTGCCTCTTGGTGCGCTAGTTTATCATCGCGTATGGACTTAACCTGCTTGAGTCTATTTTGAAAGGCTTTAGCCATGACTACTCCCATGCTATCCGTAGATGCTATGGTTTTAGCCTGCCTCATTACCTCGGCTCCTCTTTGCTGGCCTACTGTAAGGGGGCCTTGCTGCGGGATTCTCAGCTTATCTTCTATCCTAAACTTCACGTCTATAGCATCTCTTATAAACTGCTCCGTTATCTGGGCAGTAGAGTCGCTAGCTACAGAGTCGAGCATAAGGTCTATCTGGTTATTTAAGGCACTATACTCTAGGGATATCTGTGCATCTACGTTGGCTATACTACTTCTAGCAGTCTGCACTAACTCGTTCATCTTAGTTCGTGATGCAGGATTAGCGTAGGTTGCAATAAAGTTTTCAAAGTTTTTAATAGCTTCACTAGCCTGCTTTGACTTACGAGTAATCTCTTCCATCTGGTTATTCAAACCATCAAAACCAGTTTTTCTCAGCATCTTAGATGTTATGGTAGATGTACCCTGTTGATAAAACCCTATCAACGCAGGCATTTCTGTTAGCTCTGCAAAGGCGGAATCAAACAACTTCGCTGCTTCTTCTCTTTTGTCTTCAGGAAAAGCGTCTACTATATCCTTCTGTAAATCAAGCTGCTTTTGAATCGTTTTCCTCATTTCACGGAGGCTTTCAGGACTCATCTTGTTGATTTCTTTAAAGGCTCTGCGTATAGCCTTTCTACTTTGAAAGGATGCCGTCTGGCCTGTGATGGCTAGGTAGTCATCCACTGTGCTATCCATATTGAATAGTTTGTGGCCTACCGCTGGCATCAAGCCTCGCATACCTGTTGTGTGGATAACTCCCTTAGTAAGGTCACCTACTTTTCTTCCCAAGAACTTTGTTGGTTTACCCATAACTAATCCGGAGAAGAAACCTGCCATCTCCGCCATCTCGCCGTCCATGCCGTAAGCACCCGTAAATATCTGTCTGCCTGCCCACGCCGCACTACTGAGCAGCAGGTCATCCCTAGCGACAGCCACTACGTAAGGGCTGACAGCCGCGCTTATGCTGTTTCTGCGAATCTGTCTCTTCAGGTTGCTTTGCTCAGAACGAAGAAGCCTTGCTTCTCGCTGTAAAGTAGCGTGTGCTTGTAGGTCTTTGGCATCAAACGCCTGCTGTGCTTGTTTTTCCAGTCCTTCTGCTTTGACGTTTACTTCATCCACTCGCTTTTTAGCAAGCGTGTTTTGCTTACGAAGTCTCTCATTCAACAAGCCCATCTGAAACAGATTGTTGTCTACCTTCTTAACTTTATCTTGGCTGTTGACCCAAGCAGGAGTACCTTCCAGACGTACGCTACTAGGTATGTTGTATCTTCTACGTAGGTCACGAACCTCTGCAACAGCGGCCTTTGCCTTTCTAGCTTTTAGCATTGCTAGCGGAGTCGATATCCCTGCGTTTTCCAGCGCAATTACTCCGAATTGTGAAGGTCCGTTTAGCTCTGTAAATGCAAACTCAATTAGCTCGTAGGCTTTTTCTTCTGTGATAAACTCGCGTTCTATGTTTTCGCCAGTGATTGATGTTTCGTAGAGTAAAGCATCGCGTTGCTTTTCGTCTATAAAGCCTTCTTCAAACTCTGTGTTGATGCGCTTGCGGATATCTTGGTTCATAGCCATAGCCGCTGTAGGAGCAGGTAGAAAGTTGTCTATCTCCTCTAGGTAGCTCTTAGCACGAAGTTCTCTGTCTTCCCTGCGAGAGTTCCACTCATCACTAAATGGTGTACCTTTCTCTTTCATTGCAAGGAGTGCGTCACTAGCAGAAGCCGCTGAGTCTAACAAGTATCCGGGAAGTGTTACTGCTCCCCTTCCTTGTTCAGCAACACGCTGGGCTAGGCTTTCGAAGAAATCTCCGGTTGCGTACTGGTCTACAAAATACTGTCGAACTACAGTGTCTACGGCAGCGTTACCTGTGTCTACAAGTTTCTTTTCTTTTAAGGTGTCGTTTAGACGTAGCCTGTTCTCTGCGTAGTCAAAGGCAGACTCACGTAAATCAGGGTCGTCTATTGCCCCTACATCCGGTCGTGTACGGTTAGGGTCAGTAAATAGTATGGTAGGCTCAGTAGGTTGCTCTTGGCTTTTAAACGAGGAGTCTAAGGCAGCCTGTCTTCTCATGGTGTTTTGAAGAGCGTTTGAATTTGTAATTGCCTGTAATTGTTCTGGTACGTATTTTACAGAACCTTCCGTTGTTTGGAAGGTGACACTTTCGCCTGCTTCCAGCTTTGCAACAGCACCCTCGTACGTTGTGCCGGGTTTCTCTGACTCGGTTACAGCCGCTTCAGCTTCAGCTTCTAGAGTCTTGAACGACACTTTAGGCGGAAAGGCTTGTACTTGTACTTGGGTATCTGTCACACCTGTCTGGGGGCGGGGCTTCACGCGAATAGGAGCAATATCAACGCGAGGAGTGCCTGATTCAGCCGCTGCTTTCTCTTCTTCTGTTTGACCAGAAGGGATAACAACCTCGCCTGCCTCTACGTCCTCGGCTACAGTAGTCTCGGATAAAGTCTCCGCCGGGACAGCATCTTGTGCTTTCTCTTCGTCGTCATCGAGTATAACGGGTGCCTGTTGTGCTTCAGCCATGTTTGTTTCCTGTATCTAACTTACATTGCATTGTAAGGTGTTCCGTCTTCTAAATAGTTAAGACCACTACTTTGGTCTGTAACGACGTTTACTTCCGTACCATCTTCTTGTGTTGCTACCCACGGCTCAGTAAAACGGTTACGGTCAGTAACGTCCACAGGACCTGCAGGTGCTTCTGGCTCGTCAGTTCCACCCATAGGATTTGCTTCAGCAGCCATGACTTTCTTGTGCTTCATAGCTTTAGAAACCATATGATGAGCTTTTATGAATCTGCGGTCTTCTACTGTTATGTTTTCTTTTGCCATCAATTCCGTAACAAACTTCATTTCTGTTTGTCTTCTTTCAAACTCCCGAAGAACAACACTAAGATTCTCCATAGCACCTTCTTGCGTTGTGAAGACTCCTGTGCCACCTAGCCGTTCTAGCTGTGTTTTAAAGTCTTGGTCAGACAGACGACCTGCAGGGTCAATCGCACGAGCCATCTTAGCAGCTAGGGCCAAACGTAAGGAGTCTATTCTAGAAAGTTTTTGTATTCTGCTTTTTCCTAGTACACTTTCTGCTGTTGCCAACAAACTGCTGGTTGTGGTGTCAGTATCAGTATTTAAGTTGTCTTGAAACAACCCGTACTGGGGAGCTTCTTGAGACTTGAATAGCTTTGCCCCTTGCGTTATCTGCCCAGTAATACCTGCCACTAACTTTTCAACACCTGACACAAGACCTGTAGTACCTACATCTTGTTGTAAGGCAATAGTTTCACGTATCATATCAACAGCTTCATTATTGGCAAAGGATTGGTCACGATGACCCTTAACGTCGTACTGTTGGCTTTCAGCGTATTGAATACCGCTTATGTTTGTTGTCATACTAGCGGGTGCTGTTGCATACACGGCCTCTGGTTTGGTTATCGAGAACATGGCCCGTCTCATCAGGTTCACATCTTCTGCAGGGCCGCCTACTTCATTCAGCACACCTACTACTTGATTCAAAGTCTGCTTTGACGCTCCCCCTGATAGTAGAGACAAGTCATTCGCATTTACAGCCATAAGCCTAGCTCCGTAGGCTACTGTCTTTACCTTATCAGCATCATCGAAAAATTCCCCAGCAGTCATACCTTCGTCATCGCCGTATGTGAGATAGTTGCCGTTTGACCACAGTTGATTAGGGCCTTGGTTCATACCATGATACTTAGCCAGAGAACTGAACATACCTTGCTTTGCTCCGTAAGGCTGGCCTAGTGCCTCAACATTAACAATCTGACCTTCTGCTCCACCTTCCAGAGAACCTGTAGGTACAAACACTTCACTTTCACTTAGGGGTGTATCACCCAACTGCGTAGGAGCGTCGTTGAACGTGGTGGATTGAGGAACAATTCCAAGATGTTTTGACATGTTATAAAAGGCAGTTTGATTTGCCTTTTGCCAGTCTTTATAGGAGTGGCTTACAAAACCCTCTGTTCCTTTATTACTTTCTTCTCTGTGAAAACGAGAATTTTCTGCCGTCCACAACTGGCCCATAACGCCAGTCAATGCCTTTCTACTGTTCTCATCTCTGTCAACAATATCCTTTACAGCAAGGTAGTTTGTCCGTAGGTGATTCTCCATAAATGCTACAGAGTTTAATACGTCTTCGTCTTTGCCGTATTTTATTTCAAAAGGCAAGGTGACGTTTCCTACACGGGTGCTGTTAGCAGCAGAGTTAAACACGTTAGCAAGGTTAGAAAACTTCACAGGGTCCAAGCCATACATATCCACTACAGCATCAACGGCTTCTTGACTTCCCTTTCCAGATGCAATAATGTCTGCTACTTTACCTCTTCCGATTTTTAGTTTTTCGGCAGTAGCTTCCTTATCTTGCTGTATTGCAAGAGCTTCACCTCTTTGTTTTTCAACCTGTCCTTCTAGAAACCCAGACGCTAATGAAATAAATAAAGACATTACTCTTCTCCCTCTCTATCCATAGTCATAAAGCTAGGTTCCTTCGGAGCATTACCTTCACGGATAGCTGCGTTTAAGTTCTCACGAATGTACTCGAACATCTTGGGGTTGTTTTCTTTCATCATACCAACGAATGTTTCGTCGTCCATCTCGTCGGCATCTAGGGTATCGTCGTTTTCAAACAAACGGTACGGTACGTTTTCTTCTTCCGCCATGTCAGAGATGATGATACCTAACGGACCTTTCAGCAGCAGCCCAACATCTGGTGTGAACTTACCATCCCTAAATCCTTGGAATAACATTCCTTCCACAAGAACCTCAACAGATACCCCAACTATAAGCAGCTTGAAAAGCTCCTTCTTCTTGCGGGGGTCCATAAGTTTGTCAACAAGTGAATCCAGAACTTCATCAGGGTCCACCATCTCAGGGGGCTGTCCCCACGCCCACTTGCTGTTGTCGCTGGTAAGAGAATGACCCGCAGGTGCAGCGTTAAAGTCGTCGTATCTTTGTTCTTCTGCCACAGAGTTCTCCGCTATTTAGATTTTGTTGTACTATTAAGGCTGGGCGCAGTTATTGTACGTGTTATGCTAGTGCTGCCTGCTGGCCCCGGAGAAACAGGTGCTTTGCGCCTAGTTGTAGGGCGTACGGTAGTTCCCTCAGTAAGTCGCTGTAGATTAGTCTCGAAGTTGACTTGTCTCATGCGTCGGAGTATTGCGTCTTTGTAAAGCTGATTAGTAGGCGCGTACCGCTGTGTTTGTCTAGTACCTGCTCGTTGACGGTACCTGTTCTGTGCCTCATACGTAGGTAGTGAAATCTCATCACGCCCATCCTCTGAATCACCGCCTGTTATCGCAGAATAAGCCCTAGCACCTGTGCCGATAAGACCCAAAAATCCGCCACCTTCGGGGCGTTCGGCTGTCGCAGTTCCGGTACTAATATCATACCCGTACTCTGGCTTACCGAGAAAAAGGTCCTTACCTACGTCTATCGCAATTTCTATAGCTTTTGAAAAATCAAACATACTTGTTTCCTACCTTAAAATAACTTTCCTAGCCACTTACCTATGTTCTTAGCAAGGTCGTCTTTTTGCTTTTTGCTGTAGAGATTGTTGCTGTTAGCAAAGTTCATAGCGTTAATTGCCATGTCATGTTCACGAGCCAAGGCGTTCTCACCTTTCGTAAAGTTCCACTGAGCATTGTCTCTTTGCGCTTGCCATAGGTTATTCAAGGCGTTTTGATTTGCGTTGTATTCGTTCTGGACGTTGATACGGTTGGTTTCGTTCTGTAGGGCTGTGTTGGATGTGTTCACTTCCCGTCTCCACACCGCGTTAGACTGGTCTACTGCAAACCTCATGTTAGCGTTGAACTGGTCACGGTTGTTTCGGACAGTAGCGTTAAACTGATTCATGGAGTTTGCTTCGCTAACGTTGAACTGCTCCATAGATGCAGCACGGTTAGCATTGGCTGTCGCTACCTGTGCGCCTAGCTCTGCAAAGAACTCTTCGACCTGCAGTTCGTTCTTGGCGTTAAACTGTTTTCTTGCGTTATCTTCTGCCGCGTCTTTAAACAAACCTTCAACTTGAGACTGATATGTTAATGTGTCACTTTTTTGCTGATTGTCAAGGTTTGCCAAGTCAATTGACAGGAATGCTTTTGCATTGGTTACTTCAGATTGTAGCCTTGCATTTAGGTTTGCTGTGTCCATAGTCGCTATTGTGGCTGCATTTTGCAAGGCTGTCTGCTGCTTGTTATTCAGGTTTTGTATCTGTATTGCAGAGTATTTATCCGCATCTTTTGATGCTATCTGTATACCAGACTCCATCAGGGCCGTTGTAATTGCTGCTGAAGCCATGCTGGATGCACCCAAACCACGCTGCTGCATGATAGCGTTGACTTTGCGAACCTGTGGGGATGCCCACGGGGGCATCGGACCGCCGGACTCAAGAGAACCCATCAGTTCGCCGAGCTGATACTGCACCGTCCCGCGAACGTCTAGTTCCTCAGTTGCAGCTTCAGCTATCGCACCTTCAGATAACTCACCTTGTACGATATCCATGTAAGGGTCAGTGCGGTCTAGTTGCGCGGCTTCCGCCGGGCCTAACTCTTCAAGACCTGCCTCTGTCGTTGTGGTGGTATCTACCTGCCCTACGTCTGCTCCGGGCTTTTCAGGGGCTGTAGTTGTAAGCCCATCCATAGAACCTTCTAGTGCTACAGGAGCGTCTTCAAATTGGCCTAGCTGTCCCGAATCCTCACTTAGTAACTCGTCGCTCTGTACTTCTTGCAGGGTTGTTTCTACTTTAGGCATGTCTTTACCAGCAGTAGCTTTCATCTTATCTTTAAGGTCTTTTTCTGTTTCTAGCTTTAATTTTTTTTCAGGTTTTGGACTTGCCATCAATTCATTCCCATAACTACAGTAACCATCATAGCTACCACCATAACTGTGCTACCCATTATCATAGCTTCTAGTCGCCACATTCTTTTATCTAAACTGTCTAGCTTACCATGAACTAACT